ATTAAACTCTTACCGCTTCTGCCTTGACTCGTTCCTTTGAGTTGACTTTCTAACTTTTGTTTCTGTCGTGCTAAACCTTTCTCAGCATCTCCATTCGCATCGGTAGTATCTCCAAAGTCAAACATCAAAATACTGGACAAAGTTACTCCATTCTCGAACTGATTAGCGTTGTATTGCCCTATAAGACTTTCTACTTGAGCATCGAAAAACGCACCACTCCACATAGGCAAAGGATAATCTATCATTCCGCTCTCATATTCCATTATTGGAATAATTGTGCGCCCATCTTCATCGTAGTTAGGGTATAATGTACGCTCTATTGGGCGTATTCTTGTATCGTTCCAGTCTTTGCTAATTGCTACTGCTTCGGGTTTTTCCCCAAAATACTCCATAAATCGCACTTGCGAAGCATCTAAATGGTATACAAATACCTCGCTACCTTTACGGATTGCCTCTATAAATCCATAGCCATACGTTCTGCGGTCTTTAGCTACTCGTTTAGACAACTCAAACCAGTTATAGTATTTGTTTAAGTCCTTTGTTAACTTTCGCTCTAACTGCATATTTTCAGTTAGTAAAGCACCATAGCTAACATACTCGGAAAACGAGTTAATTACCGCTTTCAAAGTGCTACTTTCTTTAGCTAATTTAGATACCTTTTGAGGAAATAGATTGTTATCAACTGTGCTAACAATTCTTAATCCTTGTTTGGTAACTATCTTCTGCTTATCTGTGTAGTCTGGTAACTGAATTACGTTATTCGTTACCTGGAAGCTGCTTTGCTGACTTTTTCTTGGATGGTTTTTTATTTTCTTCTGCACGTTCGATAAATCTTATCAGTTTGGTAAATTGTGGCAATAAGCTATACTTGTAAATTAACTCCGCTGAAAGGGTGTTAGTGTCAAGGATACCAAAACCCTTGACACCAATTTTTTGCCCTTTATACTTCTTCTTAAAAACCCACATATTATACAGATGTTGCTGCTACTAATTCTGCTACGATTGCTGGAACAGTTGTAGCTGGAACAGTTGCTCCGCTAATACCACTCAATACTCGTAAGAACTCGCCTTGCTCTGCCATCATAGTGAATGAGAATAGGTTATCGTCTGCTTTTGCTCTACCACTTGTAGACTCTGCACTCATAAACGCTGCGAATGCCTCATCTGCGAACTCCTCATCGTAACCAATGAACAAAAGTCTGTCGCCATCGTACAAACGTGCTACCATATACTGCTCACAAGAGTCTTTAATTGCTTGTAATTCTTTACGTTGAGTGCTTGTTGGGTTAGCTACTGCAAAGTTTACCTCTACTTGGTTACTTCTTTCCATTGCTTCAGTTACTTCACATTCTCCACGCTTGAAATTGATTTTACCAAAACCAACACCAGCCGAAGCGAACACGATGTCTGTAATGTCGTGGTCACTTCCTAATGTGATGCTTGTAATATCTGCAACTGGAATGGTATAGAGTTCTTTGACTCCCGCCGTTCTTGGGCAGTTTGACCCTGCTACTGCTGCTAAACTTAAATTTGCTGCCATTTTATAATTATTTTTTTTGTTGTTAAAAGGGGATGAATAAACACCCCCTTTATAAATTTAATACTATCGGAATAAAACGATGTCCTCGCCGTTGGTGTAGTTAACATCAAAAGCATAGTCACATCTGTAACGCACTGTTCTGTCTCCAGTCACTTCGTACTGAGGTAAGATAGATACGTTATTCCACTCTGCATCTAAAGCAGTTCCAAAGTGTAGGTTAGATACGTTAGCTGCTACGATTGTGTTTGCAGATACGAAAGGCAAAATAGCCAATCTGTTACCCAAGAAATCCAATTCTTTAGCACCGATGTAGTAAGACCCTGCACCATTTGCTGCTGCTGCTTGAGCCAAAGAATAAGCTTTGCCTAAACCTTTGTTACCGAAGATATAGAAATCTGGGTCATCTTCTACTGACTCGCTCAATCCGTTGTATACGCTTGTTAATACTGCTAAAGCGTTAGAAGCGTTGATGTAGTTGATGTTACCACTTGTGAAAGTTCCAGTAAATCCGCTTGTATCTAAAGCGATAGAGAAAGTAGTTGCGCTCAATACTGTGATAGCATAAGAAGCACCATCTAAATCACTCCAATCAGTTCCAGAAGAGCCTACCATTGAAGAGAAAGTAACTACATCGCCAGTCTGCAAGTTAGATGTAGAAGCTACTGTTAAAACTGCTGGAGATGCTTTAGTGAAAGCCGTTACCGCAACTTTATCAGAATCCAATTTGCTTACATCGCTACCAGCTTCCATTAAAGGAATAAGACCAGTCACTACGTTAGAAGAAGCAGAAACTGTGATTTTAGATAATTGACCAGCAGCAACACTACCTCTCCAAATAGAAGCGTCGATGAACTTTGAACGGATAAGCGCTTGTTGCTCAATCAAAGCTTCTTCGATAGTTGCTGGAGGAACGAAATCGCCACCACGACCTCTTGGCTGCTGACTTGCATACCAAGTACCATTTAATGATTGGTAATCAAATTCAACTGCTTCCATAAATTTTTTAGGGTCAAGGTATTTCTCGCCCAAAGTCATAGACCCTGCGCTATTGAAAGCAGCTACAGAATCTTGAACTGTAATTGTGTTAGCCATAGTTTTAACTACCGCTCTTGAGTCGATGTCTGTGTGTACAGAAATCAATCCGTTTTCAATCGTTCTACCTCGTAGTACCGACTGCGCTATTATGCCTTCTAAATCCTTACCAGCATAAGTGTTTGGTGAAATTGTTGGTGTTGCCATTATTTAATGAAATTTTGAAAGTTATTTAAATGTTGTTTCCAAGTCGGCTCATTTACCGAATTAGTCTTGTTTGATTTTGTCGGAGTAGGCTCAACGAAATTCTTGAAAGCCTCAGCGATTTCGTTTTTGATAACCTCGCTCAAGTTTTCTTTTTTGTCTTCTACTACTTCCTCCTCCATTGGCTCTTCTGCTTCTGCCTCTTCTTCTTCTTTAGGCATTAATTCAGCCATAGCTTCTTCTAAAGCTACTAATCTCGGCTCAAGTATCTGCATTACTTCATCTACAATAGCCGTTTGTTCTTCTGGTGTAACTTCGTTATCCACTTCGTTCTCTACACTTGGCTCAGTCTCGTTAGAGATTTTGTTCCAAATCTTTTGAAGCAAAGTTTTTTCTTCAGTCACAACTGGTGTTGTTTCTTCCATTTTTTCTTCTTTTTGATTTATAAAATTAGGTACTAATAAGTCTTTGTTCACGAATGTATCTCTTGAGTAGTTAGCTACTTTTTTAGTCTCCCACTCCTTACCTACAAATCCGTATTTTTTAGCTTCTTTAAAGTTTAGGTATTCGCCGTGTCCACCATTGCGTTCCATTAACTCGGCAATCACTTCTTTTTCTACTCCCAAGTTTAAATATACTTGATTAATCGCACCCTGCCATTTCTCAAGGTCGTTAATCATATCCTGCATATCGTTCTCGTTGCCCTCTACGTAACTCATAACCTTATGAACAAGGAATAAACCAGTATTGTCCATATAAATGTTCTTTACGCTTGTAGCTGCACTTCCTATAATAGTAGAGGCAGATGCGTTTACACCACGATAATAAGTGTTAATCGTTGCACCGCTATTTCTTAATAGGGAATAAATAGCTAAAGCGTGGCTAACATCTCCGCCTAAACTCTCTAAAGTTACATTAATTACATCAACACCTAAATTCTGCAAGGCTTTTATCTCCTCTGCTTTCTGTTCGCTTGTATTGGCTTTATACTCCTCGTATGTATCCGCCCAAACGTTATACCCTATGTCGCCAAATATCTCAATATCTGCGACATTATCGGTTTTCTTTATGTTTAAAAAGGGTGTTACTTTCATATCTCGTAAATTTACTACGTTATAATTATAATTTTTGTAAATTATCTATTAGTGATGTTGTAAATAGTTTGCAGCGATACGCCATACTTTCGAGATAGCTTATTCCTTAACTCCATAACGCTAATTCTGCCAGTATTTTGATTATAAAAATCTGCCTTTATTACTTCTTTAATTCTGTCTTTGTGATATAACCCCTTATCGGCTAAACCTAACGCTTCGTTAATATGTTCTTGCTTGTTCAACATTTAATACTTTTGTTTGTAGTTTAGTAAAATCTTGCTCTACGTTAATTACTTGCATTTGTCTATTTTCGTTTGCACTAACTAACTCGCTTACTCCTCTGCTTACTTGGTCGCTTATCGTTCCCGTTGGAGTAGGTGCTATATATCCGCCCTCAGCAAACATCTTCGGGATACGCATATTATTCAAAGCGTTCATAAAATCCACGCCGTAGCTATCTACTGTGCTTTTCTTTACGATATACTCGCCACCCTCTGCTTCAAATCCACCACGACCAGCGACACTAAACGGAACTCCACCTTGTGAATGACTTGCACCTTGAATAAGTCCACCATCTTGGAACTTTTGCGCTGCTACCGTTGCCACTTGAACTGCACCAAGTACACCTATTGCTGCTGCGTTTGCAATTCTTAATGTTTGGGTAGGTGTTGGGTCAGTAGTTTGTGCAAGTGCTGCTAATACCGCTTGAGCAGCGTTTGCCGTTGCCGTTGATATTTGTATAGCTTTTTGTCTTTTAAACGCTTTACGTTCAATTTGCTCAAGTTTTTTATCTGCTTGTTCTTGGCTTATTACTCCTGCCTCTACTTGCTCTTGAATTACCTTTTTATTCCGTTCGGTTATAGATGCCATTAATGCACCTATGCTTGAAATAGATGATTTTACAGTATCTATTGCAAAGTTTAATTTTTCTTGACCTGCTTCATCTAAACCTAATCCATTTAATAAATTAAGTCCTGCTTCTTCCTCATCAATTCCGTTAATTGTTTGACCGATTGTAAGCATTTGAGTGTTAATCTCATTTAATTGCTTTTTAAGTAGTGCTTCTTCTTCGGGTGTTAATGGCGGTATCAATCCCTGCCCAGTATCTGCCGTTATTTGTTCTAACTGCGCTTTAATTAAAGTAGCTTGATTAGTTAATGACTCTAACTCTAACTGGGCTTTTTGTTTTTGGTATTTTCTATCAATCGCTAACTTTTCTTCAGCCGTTAGGTTAGCTTGTTCTAACTCTCTAAACTGCTGATAGTCTAAATCTGCTAACTCATTTTCTAACGCTTCTTTTCTTTGTTGTTCTTCTTCCTCTAATCCTTTTAACTTTAAGTCTGCTATCTTCTTTTCGCTCTCTGCTATAACTGCTTGGCGTTCCAGCTCGCTTAAACTTGTTTCGGCTAACTGCGCCTCTCGTTTGTTCTTTTCTATTTCTATTAAAGTAGCTACATCGTCTCCGCCCTGCGCTTGAATTAGTTTTAATCGTGCTGCTAAATTTTCTCTTTGTAGTGCGTATTGCTCTGCCGCTATTTGTTTTTCAAGTCTAACTATCCCACTCTTTTCATTTGCTTGTGCTTGTAAAAGTGCTATTTCTTTTTGTGCTAATTGTTCGGCTTCTGCTGCACTATCTGTGGCTAATTGACTTCTACCCTTTTGGATGTCAAATTCAGTCTGTGCGATTTTTGTTAAATTCTTTAACTTTTTAGATTCTAATGCACTCGCTTCCTCTAACTTGGCTATTATTTCCTCTTGTGATAGGTTTGCCTTATCCGCTGCATCTGCTCTTAACTGCGCTACTTGACCCTCTATTTGTGCATTTTCTTTTAGCAAGTTTCTACGCTGAAATACTAACGCATTTTCTTTCTCTTGTAGTGCTGCCGCTTTTTTTGCATCTGCTGCCACCTCTGCTGCAAACTCTTTGACTGCTTCTTTGCCTTTTTCAAATACTTCTACTGCTTTTTCTCCCGCTTTTTCTAATTTTCCTATTGGGTCTTGTATTCCAGTAGCACCCTGCGCCACTGCGTTGCTTAAATCCTTAAAACCCTCTTTCATATCTCCGCTGAATATTTTAACGATAGCCTTACCTGCTAAACCCAATGCCTCTATTCGATTCATTATGTTCTTTTGTATGGCATCCCCAATTTTCTTAAATACGTCGCTAATTTTTAACTCTTTAACTTTGTTAAACGCATCAAAAATAATCTTCCCAAAGTCAGCCATTTTGCTTGTGATGTTAGCAGTAACACTGCCCAATGCAGCCATAATAACTTTAAGTTTCATCGCACCTTGTTCTGTGCTTTGGAAATAAGCTACTAAACTTCCTACCACTACCACAAATGCACCTATACCAGTAGCAATCAAAGCAAGTTTAAACACGTTCATTGCTACTTTGCCTGCTAATGTCGCTACGTTCAACGCTTTCTGCGCTGCCGTTTGTGAGTTAGTCGCTGCGGTGTGCGTTTTTTGTACACCCTCAGTCATTACTAATGCCTTAATATGTGCTAACGTGGCTTCTTTAGTTTGCTGAAAACTTTTTGTAAGACCGCTTAAATTAGTGCCGAAGATTGTCACGTTGCCTAAAGCGTCTTGAATAGACTCGGAGTAGTTTCCTACGTTTCTTCTGTTGTCGCCTACTGCGCTCTCGTTCTCTTTTAGCTTGTCCGTGATGTCCTTTATTTGCGTAGTAAGTTGCTGACCTTTATCGGTGTTTTCCCTTTGCTCTGCACTTAACGAGTTATACTCCTTTGTTAAGATGCCTAATTGCGCCTTTAATTGCTCATTACTGCCAAGTTCTGCATTTAATGCGGTGTTATACTGGTCTACCTCTTTAACTGCCGCTCTACGTTCTGCATTTACTTTGCTTAACTCATCTTTTTGACTTGCTAATTCTACTTTGCTTGTTTGGATATTTGCCGTTAGTTCTTGCTCTCTTGCTATCTGCTCATCCGTTAACTGACCTCCAGCCTCTTGCTCTTTTCGGAGTGATGCTAATTCTTTTTCATACTCCTTAATTTCGGCGGTAGTCTTTTTTATTTCATCTTGTTGTGCAATTTGTTGTTTAGTCAAATCATCAAGACCTTTTTTAGCATCGCCCAATCCTTTTAACTCTATGTCTATTATTACTTTTTCTGCCATTACTTCATAATTAATTTAGCTTTCACTAATCGTTTAATAATATCGTAAGACCACTCCACTATTTTGTAGACTTGGTCTTTGTAAATGTACTCTCGTCTATTGCTAACGATTGTACCTAACTCGTCTTTAAATGTTACCTCTATTATCTTGTTGTTTTTCTTTTGGTTTAGGGTGTTGATAAATAATCCATTTAAAACTTTACCTATCATAACTGGCTCGCTCCAAGTTATTAAAGCATCTATATTCGTTGTGGTTGTATCGCTATTAGTGTAATTTATGTTATCAGTACCATCATATACGTTGTTTCTCCAATCAAATCTTAAAGACAAAACCTTACTCCACGATGTTGGCTCATCAGCCAAATATGGATAATTTTTTGCGAAATTACCATCTCTTGTAGACCTGCTAACCGAATCATAAAGACAATTAAAAAAACTTTCCACAGTTTCAACATTAGAACTATTAAATGTATTTAAATTATACAAATAACTTCCATAGGATTGATAAGGTAATAGTTGAGTTGTTTTAATATATAAATCATTTTCTATGTTTTGTTTTAAATATATTAAATCGCCTTGCAAGTATTCTATATCCGTTACCGTTTCATCTAATACGATGCTATCTAAATTATATTGCTCAATCGTTATGCTTGGTAATGATGCTGGACTTGCACCTATTGGCTCTGTTCCCTCATCTTGTAGCTCAATATAAGCCTTATCTCCCTCAATTTGCAAAACTAAATTAAATTGCTTTAATACGCCTTTTAAAAAATCTAACTGTGAAAAATTGCTAACATAATCAGCCCAACTAACTGCATCTCCTTGGGCAATATTATCATAACTTATCGAACATCTATCTACAACTATACTTGCTTCTGTTAATGGATAACTTGCATTCGTATCTAAAAATACTCCAAATGTAATAATTTCGCCAGAACTAAAACTATAATCTAAATCAAGAGAAAATGTGTTTATTCCATTTTGCAAACTATTACCTACACCAGTTAATTGATTGGTTGTATATCTATTATTTACTCCAAAACTATTCCATATATCTATAAATAACTGTGCGCTATTTAACTCGCCTAATTCGCAAGTTATTTGACCTTTTATTTTAAGTTTATTTATATTTCTATCCAGTTGGTAACTTTTACCATTAGCAAAAGTAGAAACTGTCATTACGTTATTTGTTAATGCCGTTCCTAAATCAAGTATTTGATAATTAGGGTAGCTATATGTGTAAATTGTAGCCGTTGGACTTGATGATGGAATTTGCTCTCCACTATTTTCAAAACCATTATGGCATAAAGAAAATCCACTAAAATCGGAATAAACAATTGATTCTCCATAATCGGAATCAAAAAAGTTAGATACCATAGAGTATCCCTCATCCGATAATACTTTATAAACCAAGTGCTTTAAACTAAAAAATGGCGCAGAGTTTTCTGCACTTAATGGAGTTGGGAATAATTGTTCATAAAATGGATTGGCAAAATTAAAACTTATATCAGTACCTAATGATTTTGGGATAACTGCCTCTAATGCGGTTTTAATATTTGCGTCATTATAAATAAATTGCTGGTCGCTTGGGAATAATTTCCAAAATGGTTTATTCCTTAAAGTCTTAATTAAGTCGTTATCCTGCCCCATAAACAAGCACTTGAAATTGTAGTTATCGTAGCCAGTAACATAAAGCACACCTTTGCTAAAGATATTACCCTCAATAGTAATGTAAGCCTCTCCGCTTGTTTGCGTTTGTGCGCCCTCTGTTGTAATGTTGCCAAATGCTAATTCGTTTTTAGCCGTTCTTGGTAGGGTAAATTGAGTAGATGCAGTTCCAGTTCTATCCGTGAGGTTTTCAATTTTGGTCAAACCGCCCTTAATAACTAAACCGCTCAGCGCATCCTCTTTGTAGTCAAGTTCTATTCCGTTAAATGTTATCATTTAAAACTTGGTTTTGTTTGTGCGTATCTGTATTTGAAATTAAAATCTATACCTCGTGACTTTTCAACTAACTTGAAGCTACCATCCAGCACGTTGATAGGTCTTAACTCTCCATTATCCACTACCCATTGTAACGGACTGCTCACAAAATCTTGCAATTCGCCCTTATGTCTGCTTGTAAAAAAGTTACCACGCACCTCATAATCCTCAACGATTGACTGGTTTACTTTTACGTTGTTAGCTGATGTATTAAAAAAGTTAGTGTTACCAGTATGAGTGTAACCACCCACCAAATAACTTTCACTTGATGTCTTAACGCTTTCATAATCGTAGGTTTCAAACTTGATATTCTCCTTAACTCCGTATCGGTTAATAAACATAAACTCGTTTACCTTGCATCTGTCCTCAACATAGTAGTACATATCGCCCAATGATGCGTGACTTGCTTTAAATCCTGCGTATTTCGATAGTGGAGTACTACTTGGCGGCACAAGTGCGTTGGTCGCTAAAAATGTTCTATTTAAAGGTACACTAATTAGCCTATTTGTCCAGCTTGAAATATCTATCTCGGCAAACTGTTTCGGTGTGGTGTATTGGTTAGGCTTATCCGCATCATACGTTACGATGCTAATCTCTGGACTTTGAGCAAACACTACGCACCTATCATAAGCACCTTGATATTTAGGCGCAAAGCTACCATTAAATAACTCCGAGCCATAAAGCATACCTTTTCGGTTTATGCCATCGTTTGCAGTTTGGTCGTTTGAGTATCTTAAGCCGTCAATATTGGCAAAAGCATAAAACTCATTTGATGTTAATGCCGTTAGCGAGTTGATAGGGTCAGTCACTTCGACCTCATATTTGCCATATAAGTCATCTAAATGCTCTATGGCAGTTGTGCTATACCCCTGCGTAGTAAACACGTTTAGAATAGACTTTAAATAGTTAGAGGCATCAAATGTAAATGTATTATTTACGTTTAATGCTCGGTACTTGGGTACGTTAGGAATAGATGCACCTGCTTGTGTCTTTAATTCAAACTCTAAATACGCTGGGTCGTTAGTAGTTTCAGTTGCTACAAACTTAACTGGTAAATAAGCCGAATATAATCCGTCTGTCGTTGGTTGTGTTGTTAATGCTATCGCCATAATTATAATGCTGCTAATAAAACAATGATTTCATCGCATAGAGTGTCCATACTCGTTATTAAAGATGCTTGAGTGCTTTGCAATGCGGTTATCTTTTCATCTCGTACATCAATAAACTCTGCGCCATCCGTTGTGAATGTTTCTTCATTTATAGTGATAGTTCCACTTGTCTGTCCAGTTATCGCAGTTTCTTGAGCCACTGCTGCCTCGTAGTTTGCTGCATCAACTTCAAGTTCTGCTATCTTTGCTTTAATACTTGCTATGCTCATTTTATCTTAATTTTAAAAAGTTTGTAACGTAGTTTTCCGCTTGTCTTGTTATCTCTGCTTGATTCTTTTTTATTACCTTTGGAATAATGTCTAACTTCTCTTTAGGTGTACTACTTCCTTTAGCGTATATTCTTCTCTGTATTGCCGTTATAGGCGGAAATGTACCGCCATATCTTTGACTCTTTGCATTTACCCAGCTTCTCAAATCTTCTATATCCACTAAAGTACCAGAAGGTACTCCGTTGTTAATTTCATCCCAATAATCTACACCATAAATAAGTAAATGTTCGTCCTTTATTTCTTCTCGAAGCGTTGCAACTGACTCGCCACTTGCTAAACGCTTGTTGAACTCCATTTCTTCTTCAATGGCTTTTTTCAAAAAGTCCCCAAGTTGGCTCATACTTCGTAATCCTTTAATCTGTTCAGCACTCTTTCCATTAAGTTGTCATAACCCTCATAGTTCAAATTGTTAACCTTTATTTCGGTTAAATGGACTCCAAACTTCGCACCATCCGTTTGCAATGTGACATCCACGCTAATAGTGTTCTTATTCACTTGTAGATGGATGCTATCTTTATTAGCCGAGATAGTTGGATTGTCTATTTCTAACTTAAATTGTTCAAATTTGTAAGTTGCCATATCTATTTTTTATGTTAAAGTTGTTCCAGTTACTGTGAATGTTCGGACTGCAATACATTGATAACTATTTCCTTTGTTTAATAATGCTATGCCAAAACTACCAAACGGATTAAGTAAATATCCAATTGCAAAACTTGCGTCTCGGCTTGTTGATGTCCATAGGTAATTTCCTAAACTTATATTAAAGGGCGTATAGTTTAAAGCATCAAATCTTCCGCTAAAAAGTGTATCATCTTTGCTATGGATATTATCAAATTCTTTAAAGTTTGCCATTCTCCAAGCACTTGTAAATGTTGAAATAGATAATGCCAAACAAGCATCTATTTGGTTTGCCCAATTATTAGTTGGTAAAGGTATTCTATAATAACCTAAAACATTCGTACCATTATAAGTACTCCAATCTATTACTATATCATTCGCATACGCAACACCACCTAATTCATCAGTAAATCTATTGGTATTTCCAAATGGATTATTTGAAGCTAATGTTAAAAAGTCAGTTGCTCTACCTTCTTCTAAATCTCCATCATCGCCAGTTCTATAACTTGTGGTTTGACCAGTTTTTATGAGTGTAGCACCCACTGGCGGTAAAGGAAAAGAAACTTCTATATCTAATGTATTTCCACTTAAACTAACTGCATCGGGTACTACTGGATTTGTGCCATCTGTTATGTTTACATCAATAGTTTTGACGCTTACTACATTTCCCTCATTACTTCCGTTGACATTTATTTGACTATCGGGTAGTTCTAAATCTCCACCACTTGCCACGTTAACATCGTAGCTATCATCACTATTACTTACTCTTGCACTTGGTGCTACTATTGTCGCAGGGTTTTCGGCTTTTACATTCGTTGTGCTTAATGTTGCACCTAAAGCATCTTCTAAAGTTATAACGCTATCTGCTATGCGGTAGTATTGACCTTGTATAGCACCTACTTGAGTTGAGCCGCTGCTCTGCCTTACAATAATGTTCTCGGTTTCTCCAGCGTCTATAACATCCCATAAAACGCCATTGATATTTATGGTCACTTGACCACCGCCTTGTGTTACTACTATCTCATATCCAGTAAATGTAGCATCGTTGATTAAATCGCCATTTTGATTCTTTAAGATAAGTTCTAAATCCACGTTACAAGCTTGGGTATATCTTAACACATCGTTAAAGTACACTTGCACTTGGCTTGGTGTTGGTGCTATTTGTTCTGGGTCTACACAGAAATCTCTCTTAATGGAAATATTTACCCTAAAATCAACAGTTAAAAACTCATTTATACCTAACCTTTCAGCTATTGGAATTTCCTCTGTGCTAATTATCTCTAAATAATCATCTCCACTCTCAAACGGCATAGCTTGCAGCCAGTTGTAAAAATACGTTCTAAGCGCATTTTGTTGGGTAACTATGTAATCACGTTGATAGGTGTCTGTTTCTACTCGTACGCTATCGGGAAACGTCGTTATCAAGTAAACATTTAGGCTCATCTCTGTGCCTACTTCGTCAAAGTTATTAGTTTCGCCACTATAACGCCACATAAGGCAAGGCATAGTCTGCTCTAACAATAAGTTGACATCGAAAAGTGTTTCTATCTCTGTATAAGTAAGACCATTATCTATGGCTTTATCTCTTATTCTGTTCCTTAACTCAAGCAAGTTCATATCTCGGTAAATTTAACTATTCTAAATTACAAATTTTTTAATTATTGAGCCGATGCACTCTTATATT